CTCCAACAGCGATTGCAAAATCTCCTGAAGCGGCTGAACCTATTCCAAAACCAACACAAAAAATATCTGGTATGGAAGATGTGAAGAAAATGGTCATACGACATGAAGGTATCAGAACAAAACCATATAAAGATTCAGTAGGTCTGTGGACTGTTGGTGTTGGACATTTAATTGGTGATGGTAAATCACTTCCACCAGAATGGAACCGAGAATTCAGCCAACAAGAAGTAATGAACCTATTTGAACAAGACTTCGCTCATCATGTTGAGATAGCAGAAAAGGGTCCAGGCTACATGTCTGCTAATGATTCAGCAAAAGGTGGATTTATTGATTTATCTTTCAATTTAGGTAAATGGTGGACAGTAATGAAACAAGCTGCTAAACGAGCAGCTGGTGGTGATTACACTGGTACTGCTGAAGAATTAAAAGATAGTAAATGGTTTACACAGGTTGGTAATCGTGCTAAAGAAGTCACATCACTAATCGCTTCCGCCGGTAATGTTGGCCAAGGTGATAAGATTACAGTAGCATCTAATGATGTAGCTGTAGGTCAAAGACAACAACAAAAACCACAAACACCAATGGTTGTTAATGCACCAACCACAAATAACACTCAAGTTATTAACAATCAATCAGCAACACAAGCAAAAGACAAAACAACACCATCAAATATGGTTCTTGCCCGAGTGGCATAAAAAAATACCCGCCGAAGCGGGTATTCTCTTTTTAGATTATATTACTCTTGACCAGCTAATGATTTGAAATAATCTAAATCATCGTCACCGCCAGAAGCAATCTTAGCATCAATTTCGTTTAATGCTGAATCGTTAAAGTTTTCAACGACAACATCTTCAGCTTTAGTTCTTGGTGCTACTTCACCTTCAAAACCTAAAACTTTATCTAATCGTGCTTTTAATACTTCATAAGGTTTGAAGTGTTTTGGATCCAAGAATTCTTTTAATGAATGTTCTTGTTTCCATAATGCTTCAAGTTTAGCATCATCACCATCAAGTAATGCTGATTTTTCAGCAAACTCTGATTTATCATAATTACGATAGCCTTCAACATTACGAATCTTCAATTTGAAGTTTGCGCCTTCCCACATATCAAATGGGTTAACTGGTGTTTCATCCGCAAATTCTGGATTCATCGCTTCAGTAATCTTGTCAAAGATTTTCTTACCAAATTTATAAATCTTAATTTGGCCTTCATTTTCAGGATTGCTTGGGTCAGAAACCACATAGACATTCGCTACATAATTCAATCTTCGTTTTTGTTTACGAGCGATTTCTTTATTCGCTTCAATGCCAGAATTCCATAATGTAGAATTGTATTCTGAAACTGGATCTTTTTGGTTAAGTGTTGTGAGAGAGTTCTCAATATACCAACCGCCTGGTCCTTGGAAACCATGAGAGAAAACTCTTACCCAAGGTAATGCGTCTTCACCATCTACTGCTGGTGCTGGTAGAAAACGGATAATAGCCATGCCATTACCTGCTTTATCTACTGTGGGTTGCCATAAACGGGTGTCTTCTCGTGAACCGGATTCGGTCGTTGATTGAGTTGTTGCTTCAATCGCTTTTGTTAATTTTTCTAAACTAGAACGATTGCGTTTGAGTGATTCAAAGTTGCTCATTGTATTGCCTTTCGTATGTAAATGTATAAATGTATTTTTTGTATTTTCTTATCCACAAACTACCATAATATGTCTTATTTAGTATTCTGATTTAATACTTCTTTCAGAATTAACTTATATCTTACACTATCTTGAGGCATAAATGCGGTATACTTGAGTATCGTTTTACGGTATTCAGGCCATCGGATAGTATCCGATATTTTCTTTGACCACATTGGAAAGAAGTTGAGTAACATATTCAAAATACATAAGGACTCAATCTCAATTTCTTTTCGTAACGCTTTGGTCAAAAGAATTGGGTAATCACCATCGGTAATCAATAGTGAATTTGGGTTATCTAACCCTTCAAATAGTTTTTGACAATCATTCTTAAACATATAAGATATAGCTTGATGATACTTTTTATGTTTAAGGTATCGTGCATCAGCTTCTTCTTGTAACAAATTACCAACCCACATATGTTCATCTTCAATCAAATTGAATACAATGAATTCTATGAGTTCTTCTTTTGTATTAAACTTGCGTGATAATTTATAGAAGTGATACTTGTCTTTACGATTCTCAAATGAGGTTACGGTTACGGATGTTTTGCCGTTATACTTGAAGAAGTCATAAGCCTCTTTGGTAAAATGAAGCTTCAGAGCTTGAAATATTGCAAAAGTTTCATAACCAGTCATAGTTTCTCATCATAATAAAGTGGGAGTTTTGTAGAGTTCTCCCAACTCTTTTATACTACCACCAACCGGTGATTTTGCCAACTAACTCAACTACTAATACAGCAAGCGCTACATTAGCTAATAAATTAACATCTAAAGTGACTTTAGGCATGTTATACTCCTTTAAGTTAAAAGTGACTTTAGGCATGTTATACTCCTTTAAGTTAATTTGCTATTTTGAAATGCGTATGAGATAGCAACGAAACTCATATTGGTAAACGAGAGCTTTTCTCTTTAAGTAAATTGTGGTCCATAGCATCCATTTCAATCTTTGATTTAAGATTGGCATTAATGAGTGTAGCGGCCACTTCAATTTCTAATCCTGTTTTCTTACAATGTTCTACGATAGCTTCTATGTAATTATAATCTGTGTTTGCTACTAAACCGTCAATAGCACGAGCAAACTTATTCATCTCATCTTTGGTTGGCATATTATTTCTTAATTGATATAGGTTGGTCGGGAGCTGATATTTTGCCTTGTTTTGAATACGCATATGCAACACAAACGGTGTCAGAGTGTGAAGCATAAGAGCATCTTACTGATAATGGGTCAATTCCTTTTTCAATTGCTTCTGAAACATTCTTTGACATCAATAATCGGTCATGAGCATAATAATACGCAACACCACCAGTAATTGATAGCAATACAATTGTTAAACAAACAAAGAAGATTGCACTTACTTTAACGGCTTCTTTTACTTGTGTCATTAGTTTGTTTCCTTTTTATCATAAAATTTATGTCGGCCAATTTGTGTTAGATATGTTACATTTTTCCATTTTGGATGAACATAATCTGCATGATAGAATAAAGCACCACGGCTTGGGTCTTCTATCTTATCGTGATTGGCATAAACATATACAGCTAATTCACGAACACTATTATACAACGAATGATTGAAGTGTGTCAAGGATTTAACATCAAATTTGCCTTCACAGATCCAGGAAAATTGGCAAGTTGATTGTGTTTTTTGTTTAACTACACCACAAATGGTATCTGGAAATATTCCGCTTTTAACACGGTTCATGGTGACCATGCCTACGGCAATTTGGCCTTCTTTAGATTCATGGCCTGATTCAAAGTAGATATTTTGTGCTAAGCATTCTACTTGTTGTTTTGCTTTTGGTGATAAATCGTTATAACTAATTTTAACTGGCATTGGACTTATTTGTGTTGCCATCACACTACTGAATCCTAAAACTATTAATACTGATATAAGTGTTGCAATAATTATTGTTGATGTGCTGAGTGTATGAATTCTCTGCATAGTATCTCCTTTTAGTTAAGGGCTATAAAACGCCTTTGGCTATACGGTTGCGCTAGCTTTTTTATTTACAGTTTTTGTTTCAATATTAGAAACAAAGCCATTGAGTTCTTGTGCTTTGGTTATAATATCTTTTTCTGATGGGTATGTTGGGAAACCTGGATGGTCTGGTATTGATCCGCCATTAAGTTTTGCTACTTCAACTTTGACTGACCAATCATTACTGATTTGTTCTCGCTTGCTTCGGTAATCTTCTTCAAGCATTTCTTTCGCCATTTTTAATAATTCAAGGCGAATTTCAAACGGTGTCATGTTTGACATTGTTATTTCTCCTGTGTGTTTGTGTCTGTGTTAATAACCGTTGTGTGTGTTTGGTTATTAGGTTTATTTAGTATATTTTTGTCTTTGGACTTATCTTTTTTGAAGATATTATCCCAATTATTATCAAACTCTTCCTGGCTCACACTATATGGCCTTGGTTTAGAGCCTTTACCACCATCACCCATAATAGTTCCTTATGACATAAAAATTGTGTATGCACATAGGGCTATTATAATAAGTCCTATCCACTTAAATATTACACCAATAAATTTAGAAAAAAAGAATAATACTGCACCAATACACATCAAAAAAGCCACATCTGATATGATGTCATAATTGATAAGAGTATTTACTTTTTCAGTTTGTTCTGCAACTGATTGGGTAATTTCTTTAACTTCTTCTAATACTAAAGGCATAATATAATAATATCACAATCAATTAATAATGTCAAGCAACTTCTTCATTAATACCTGACCAATAATAATCAATATACTCATTCAATGGTTTTAGGTAATCATGTTTTTGTTTTACTACAATTTGAGAACCACCTTCAACTAAACCAAACACCAATACGATTTGGTTAATTTGTTTACCGGTTAATTCTTCAAACATCTCACAGTAAGCCGTAGCTTGCATAAAGTAATTCAGAATATAATCTTCTTGCTTTTCTTTTGTTGAAGTCTTAAAGTCAACCACAGATAATTCACCATTCCATTCGGCGATACAATCTGGTTTACCAGCAAGTCTTAATTTATCTGACCACATCGGCCGCTCAATTGCATAAATTGTGCCTATCTCTTTATCTAAATGTGGTTTAACTTTAAGGAATAAATCTTTAGTGTCAGGCATTAAACTTTGTATTTGTATTGGTGATAATTCATTAAGCAAATACTGTTCACACGCTAAATGTAATTTGGTACCACGACTGGCAGCTAACCTTGAAATACGGTTCGCTTCGTCTTCACCAACTCTTGAGCGCCATTCCAAAATGGCATCTTTTGAATAAGGTGATAGAATCGTTGTTACGGATGGATAAACATTTCCACTTGGTGTAACATAGGTTCTGCCCTTATTGGTCGTTTCTGATTTGAGCTCGGCCTGCAGCTCAGGTAGCTTCACATAATTAAACATAATGTAACTTTCTATTTTAGAATTAAAATCTAACAGCGTAACCGGCTGAAAGTCCGTTCCATTCGCTATCACCGAATGAAAGGTCATAGCCAGCTGTAATGCTTTGTGTATCTGTTAAAGCATATTCTGCGCCGATACGAGCGGTGTGTGTCATATCATTTTTATCGTTACTAAAAGCATCACGATAACGATATCCAGTTTTGACTATCGCCTTGTCAGATAATGTCCATATTAATCCTGGCTCTAAAGAATAATAGAGATGAGTATCATTTTGTGATTTAACACCTAATGATGTTCTTATATAAAAGAAATCATTATGAGGAGTAGCACCAAGTTCAAACCTTGTTGAAGTATTCTTATCGTAACCATTTTGTTCACGATATTGTCCATTCATATCCATATTAAAATTGTTTGCTAGTTTATGAACCTGTGTGATATTAATACCTACACGATTGGGGTCATTTGCATCATCACCAACGGTATTACGATTTACCAATTGAATATGTGTTGCATTGTTTTTATCTTCAGCTTGAGCATTCAATACTGATAATAAAGCAATCAATAATAGGGATTTTTTCATTAGTTTCCTTTTGTTATTTTGTCAACATGTTTCTTAACGATTTCTCTTGTCTTTACATCTTTAATGGATTTTTTACCATATCTTTCAGCAACGGTGCTCGTAGGATGAGCCTCTGCTACTTTAGATAAAACTTCTTTGAATCCATTGGGCACTTTATTCTGTTTAGCATTAGAAGTAGAAACTCCCGATACTAACATTGGCGCTTGAATAATGGTGACCATGTGTGGATTTTCTTTAAGATAATCCTCACGAGCCGCCATACTCATAAGTCTTTCATGTATTTCGCCGGTATTCGTATCACGAAAAAGATAGGTTGGCATTATTTAATCCATTTTTATACCATGTAGGTATATCTCGTTTAGTCCATTTTGCAAAATGGTTCTTTCTTTCAACATAGTATTTATGGTAAGATGCTAACGAATCATTGGCAATTTTACATTCATCAGGCATAGCCGGTGTAGGAGGGTAGAATTCACCACTTGGTATATTATTTGGTGATGAATTCAATACATCCTTTAATCGGCTACATGCGTGCTGTTTGCCATAGCGAAAGGTGTATTCTTCTAGGAGATACAGCCACATTTCAAACAGCCACATGTAGTTCTTTTGATTAGCACGACACCATATACCACTAGGATGGTTTATGTGTGACGCCTTCATCAATCTTGTTTCACGATTAGCGTCTTCAAGGCGCCATCGTTTAATATTTCGGTTGTTAACCGTTTTATCCATATAACTTTGACCATCAAGCACACGATGAGCGGTTGACATCAATTGAGCATACTCAATAATCATCTTCACAACATGCTTGTCAAGGTGTTCTTGAGCACATTGTTTAGGGTCGTTATGTAAATAAAATATATTCATTAATTAACTTTAACTTCTTCAGGCGTAATTACTTTCGCTTGAATTGGTTCTACTTGGTCTAATTTGGTTACTTCTACTTCTAATTCTTTATATGATTTAGAAGCTTGTAATTTAGCATTTAACTGCCTGTTCTTTTTAATTTCTTGCACAAGTAATTTATTACTGTCATCGGTTGCATATCTCAATTTTACAAATGCACGATAACCATCTTTAGCATGAACAATTAAAAAGTTTGTTCGTTGCACACCAACAAGGTTTACTTTATTCACCACTAACTTGGTTGTTCTATCAATGTCACGGACAAGTCCAGAATCCATTTCACCAACCTCGGTCGCATAATCTTTTAATAGAGCGCTAACATGAGATGAGAAGTTAGCCGCTAATTCTCGTTTAGCAGATAACATAGCCTTATCAACGGCAAACTGCATATCTTTAGAATATTCACTAGCAACGGCATATAAAACACCATCTTCTTGTTTAGATTCTTTATACCAATCTGGATAAGCAATCTCTGCACCAACTTCAGCCTTGGCGGTAGAATTAGGTGCCGTCATCTCAAAACCTGTGGTATATTTAATACTTGAGCAACCAGTTAATGCTAACACTAACGGTGCTATTAATAATTTATTTTTCATCATACATTCCTCATAATATAAACATAACGATTAACTATTTGTCTTTGTTCTGATGGAATATTTCTCAAAAATGATTTCATCTCAAGCTCTGTAAGCTTACTTTTGAATTCAAAATCATTTTCAGTAAATAAAAACATCAATACCTCTTTTGAAGATAGTTTATCTTCGGGTAACCTTGCTACTATTTTATTCTTTGAGGATGGTAACACAAATTCTTTATTAATTGAGGTAATCTTTTCTTCATATACTTTATTATAAACATCATCATATAAATTGTATATGACCAAATTGCCTGTTTTGTTTACCACACCACGAAAAACTATTTCTTCACCAGTTTTGAATTGAAAAGAATCATTATTAAGGTTAAGTTTAATTTCATTCTTCAACTTCTCAACATCAGCTCTAATTGTTACTATGCACGATGTATAACCTTTTAATTCAACTTTTCTTTCCTGTTTGGTGTGAATATGTTTAATGTAGCCTTTTATATCATTGATGGTGTCTTTTTGTAACTCACAATCTCGCTCATTACATCTTTCAAAAGTGGAAGATTCAACTTCTTCACCAACAAACCTTGTGATAGCATTTTCTTTTGCTAAATCTTCAGCCATTAAACAAGCAAGGTTTTGAGGTGTATCGGGACCGTAGCGGTATTCACCGATACCGACCTCTGTTCTTGCCTGCACTAGGCTACTAGCTAATGCTAAGGGTATGATATATCTAATCATAAGAATAGGGATAGGGCGCCATTACGGTCATTCAAAATTAGCCTGCTACCGATAACTCGGATTGGGCTGAATTCCCTATGAAGGTTAAGCAGCTTGTGCTACTGGCGTTTCAACCACAACATCAGCTACTGGCTTTGAATTTAAGTCAGCCAATTTAGAGATAGATGGTTTCTTAACTGTAGCGCCGGGCGTATAGCCTGAACCTGTTACACCAACTCGTGTCATGTAATCCTTAACTTGGTCTACATTCACTAATTGATAAGCAGTCACTTTGCGACCTGTCTTAATAGCTTTAACTACACCATTAGCCATAGTCTTAATGTGCCACATATAGGTTGAAATACGGTACATATAGATTTCTTTACCAAGCAAGGTATCAATTTCTTCAACTGTTACTGGCTTACCAGAAATCATAATTGTTAGAAGCTTTTGAAAAGGCTTCAACTTTGTTTTTGTTGCTTTTGTTGCTTTACTCATAATATAAACTCCAATTTTTATTATTGAATTAACATCCTAACACATTTTGGCAATTTTGTCAAGAGCGGATTGCCAAGTTTGCCGCTATTCATCTTCTTTACAAAAAGATTGAAATTCTTCATAGTCACCCGAAAATATGGTTTTGCCATAATAATCTTTGACATCAATTTCGTGGTCAAAAATATGGTATTCATACTCCTGACCAGAATCTTGGTCTAATACTGGTTCATGTAAATAAAATTGACCCGGCCCATCCTTAAAGTTAGCAATTAATTGAGCTGCAAGGCAACCCATACCATTCGCCACTTTTTGTTTATTATCTGACCCTAGACCATTGACCAATTTAATTGGTTTCAAAAAGTCAATGAGTTCTTGTCCATGACCGGCGGGATAACCATCATATTGACGATATAAACA